TTGCTAGCGAAAATCTCAATATTTCGGAAGATTTAAAATCCACCTCCGACAGGAGCATAGCAGATCTGCTTAATGAAGAAAAAGAAGAGCCCCAAGAAGAAAGTAAGTCTACCACATAATATATCTGAAGAAGAATTTATACTTGCAATTAATAATGTTACTAAAAAATTAGGACATAAATTTAAGTTTGGATATCACAGCTTCGATGATATGAAACAACAAGCAACTATCTTTGCACTAGAGTGCTTGAATAGGTATGATAAATCTCGCCCATTAGAAAATTTCCTATGGACCCACGTTCGTAATCGTTTGTTCAACTATAAACGAGATAATTATCAAAGGCCCGATAAACCCTGCTTAAAATGTGAACATTATGACCCCCAATTAAAATCTAGTATAAATAGTTGTGCTAAATTTTGTAATAAAACAGACTGTGAACTATATCGACTATGGGAATCGCGTAATAATAATAAGAAAAACTTAATGACCCCACAGTATATAGAAGATAATTCGATATTTTCTGAAAATGATAATTTTATCTCAAATATTGCCAATAAGGAAATTGTTGATATTATAGATAAGAATATACCAACGTCGGAGCGAGAAAACTATCTTAAATTAAAAAATGGTATAAAAATTACTCGTGCCGAACTTAGTAAATTACAAATAATTATCATGGAAATTGTAAAAGATCATGGACACGCCTAAAAACCAACCTCCCAAAAAACGCGGCCAATTGAGTCTTGATGAAGAAAAATTCATACGAGACCATATTGAGAAACTCACTCTTGATCAAATCGCCCACTCTCTCAATCGTAATATTAATCCTATTGAAAGATATGTGACCGAAAATAATTTACTTTTAGGAAATGAAACCCTTGCTGATATTAAGTATCTAAACACCAAACTCCACAGTAAAACTTTTTGGAATGAAATTGTTAAGCAGTTCGACAACGAAAGTGGTGAATTAGAATACTTTGAAGATACCTGGGTTAATTTAATTAAACAATTTCGAGAAGATGTTCTTCCTGCTGAAGAATTACAAATCAAACAGTTTATTACCATAGATATTCTAATTAATAGAAGTATGAAAGAAAGAAAGCGTCATATCGCCGATACTGAAAAATTACAACGATTAGTAGATGCCGAATATGCCAAAAACGAAACTGACAGAGATATTCCTAAACTGGCCAACCTCGAAACCCAACTATCATTCGCCCGCAACAGCATCGCTAATTATACTAATGAATATACAAAGCTACTTAATGAACAACAAAAAATTAGTAAAGATCTTAAAGCAACTAGGGAACAAAGAATAAAAAGAATAGAAGATGGTAAAAGCTCTTGGACAGGATTAATACGAATGCTTGAGGACGAAGAGATAAGAGAAAAACAAGGAAGAGAAATGGAGATTATAGCAATGGCCACCGATAAGGCCCGCCAAAATCTTCAAAACTACCACGAATTTGCCAATAGATCAGTTGATAGACCCTTTTTAACCCCCGAAAGCGTCACAGAACATGAATAAAACCGCCCTTATAACAGGAATAACAGGACAAGACGGAAGCTATCTAGCAGAGTTACTCTTAGACAAAGATGAATATTCTAAAGTGATTGGCCTAAATCGCCGATCTTCAGTTAATAATACGGCCAGGATAAACCATCTTCTGCACAATTCTAAATTCACTCTTGAAGAAGCTGATTTGACTGATCCATCATCAGTAAATGACCTTATTGTTAAATACCAACCAGACGAAGTTTATAATCTTGCTGCCCAGAGTCATGTTGGCACCAGCTTCAAACAACCAACCACCACATTATCAATTAATACTATTGGCGTTGTAAATTTATTAGAGAGCATATTAAGACATTCACCAGCTACAAAATTTTATCAGGCTAGCACAAGTGAAATGTTTGGACAAGAATTTTCAGTAGATGAAATACTAGACAATAATGTATTATCTTTAGAAAAGTTTCAGGATGAAACTACTCCTTTCAAGCCTCAAAGTCCCTATGGGGTCAGCAAATTAGCCTCTCATAATCTCGTGCGAATTTATCGTGACGGCTACGGATTATTTGGTTCGTGCGGCATCTTGTTTAATCATGAAAGTCCACGTCGCGGAATCAATTTCGTTACAAAGAAAATAACCAATTATATAGGCAAACTAGAGAATGGATTAACAAATGAAAAACTCAAATTAGGTAATCTTAAAAGTTGCAGAGATTGGGGGCACGCTAAAGATTATGTTAGGGCCATGTGGATGATGTTGCAGAGCGAGAAGCCAGACGACTTCGTGATAGCAACTGGACATACCCATACTATAGAAGAATTTTTAGAGATAGCATTTAGATTAGTTAATAAAGACTACAATGATTATGTAGAAATCGATCAGGAATTTTTTAGACCAGCAGAAGTTGATTATTTAAGAGGACGATCATCTAAGGCTAAACACTTACTAGGCTGGGAACCACAAATATCTTTTGAGGGTCTTGTTAAAGACATGGTTCAATATGATATAAAATACTATAGTGGCGGTCGCTCCGTCAATAGAGTATGAGAAATTATCAATCGCCAGAATATAAAAAATGGAGAAAAGAAGTATATAGTAGAGACAAGCATACATGTCAATGGCCTGGATGTTCCTCTAAGAAAAAAATTAATGCTCATCATATTAAAACTTGGGCACATTTTCCGGGACTTAGATATGATATTAATAACGGTATTACATTATGCTATCAACATCATAAAATGATAGCCGGCATGGAGAACTATTACGAAGCTGTTTTTATTAAGATAGCTTCAGACAATAGTAAAAAATAATGAAAAACGAAGACTATACAATTATTATAGATACTAGAGAACAACAACCATGGGAATTTTCTCATTATACAACAGCAAGTAAAAAACTTGACACTGGAGACTATAGCATCGAAGGCTTACAAGACATTATAGCTATCGAAAGAAAGAAGAGTGTTAGTGAAATTGCTACTAATATTGTTGAACCAAGATTTAAAGATGTCATAGACAGATTAAAAACTGTTAAATATCCGTTTATTTTATTAGAATTCAGTCTCAAAGATGTTTTAATTTACCCAATAGGTTCAAATGTTCCACGACACATGTGGGACAAAATTAAAATTAGTTCAACATTTATATTAAAAAACATTACAGACTGGGAACTAGAACACAATATTAAGGTATTTTTTTGTGGGTCAGCATCTAATGCAGAAAAATTAGCTACGTATTTATTCAATAAAATTTATTTCAAAGAAGTAAAATCTAAGCAAAGAGATAAACAAAATGAAACTTGATCAAGAAATTACAATTTATCCTCCGCCTTTCACAAATGCAAACGGCGAAATAGTTAATCCTCCAGCGTTAGTTCTTAAAGAACTCATTGTGTCATATATTGACAATCCAACAAATCGTATTGTACAAGCAATTATTCCTGGGATACCAGCCCCAATATTTTTAGCAAGAGAAAATGAATACGATATTCTTGGAGAGTATACCTCATCTCAAATCGAACAGGTATTAAGAGATAAACTCGGAAACGACCCATCAGTATTTCTTAGATCTCTTTTTCCAAAAACTTTGGAAGAAAATCCTAATGGCCCAGGAACAATATTATCCAACATGCTTAGTACAATAGGTATCAAAAGTTCTCCTACATGCGCTTGTCGTAGACATGCCTTAGAAATGAATGAAAAAGGTCCTGATTGGTGTGAAGAAAATATGGAAACAATATTATCTTGGCTAAAAGAAGAAAGTGCTAAACGTAGTTTACCATACATAGAATCAGTAGTTAAAATAATGGTTAATAAAGCAATAAACAAAGCTAGAGAACATATAAATCAATGAGCAATAAACAAGCTAAATTTGATGACGCATGGCTCGGATTAGGAGATCTGTCCTCTTTATCTATTGGTCAAAACTCAATGATCAATAGAGCTAAGGAAGATATAGAAAATCCAGATCTACATCTTATACGACTATTAAGAGATACCAAATATCTTGGCACTACCTGTAAACTATTATTCAATATAGAACTTCATCCAATACAAGTAGCTATTCTACAAGAATTTTGGTACAGACCGTTTCCTATGTATATAGCCAGTCGTGGTTTTGGTAAAAGTTTTTTATTAGCATTATATTCTACATTAAAAGCAGTATTTATTCCTGGTACAAAAATAGTAATTGTTGGCGCCGCATTTAGACAGAGTAAGGTAATCTTTGAATATATGGAAACGATTTGGAGAAATAGCCCAATTCTAAGAAGCATTTTTAGCGGTAATGATGATGGACCTCGCCGTGATGTTGATAGATGTACGATGAGATATGGCGACAGCTGGGCTATTGCTATTCCTATGGGTGATGGAAGTAAGATCAGAGGATTAAGAGCACATATTATTATCGCTGACGAGTTTGCTTCCATATCGCCAGATATTTATGAGACCGTTGTCTCAGGTTTCGCCGCTGTAAGCGCAAGCCCAATCCAGAATGTAAAAGAAGAAGCGAAAAAAACCGCCATGAAAGAATACGGATTATGGAATGATGAATTAGAAACCCTTAATATCAAGATGAGCAATCAGGCGATAATTTCCGGAACAGCAGACTACGCCTTCAAACATTTTGCAAATTATTGGAGAAGATATAAATCTATTATAGAAAGCCAAGGAGATCCATTCAAATTAAAAGAAATATTTAAAGGAGAAGTTCCGTCAAATTTTAATTGGAAAGATTATAGTATTATTCGCATACCATATGAATTAATACCAAAGGGATTTATGGACGATAAACAAGTTGCACGAGCTAAAGCAACTATTCATACTGGTATCTATAACATGGAATATGCAGCATGTTTCACGGAAGATAGTGAAGGATTTTTTAAACGAAGCTTGATAGAAAGTTGTGTCGTTTCAGAAGAAAAGGATATAGTTTCTCCAAATACGGGGAAAATTATATTCGATGCAGCTATTAAAGGAAACGCCTCAAAGCAGTATATATACGGAATCGATCCTGCATCAGAACAAGATAATTTTAGTATAGTGATACTAGAACTTAATGGCGATCACAATAGGGTCGTATACTGTTGGACCACCAACCGCAATAATTTTAAAGACAGGCAGCAAACAGGATTAGTTCAAGATCACGATTTTTATAGCTACTGCGCAAGAAAAATTAGAGAATTAATGAAGATTTTTCCGTGCGCTAGAATAGGCATAGATGCTCAGGGTGGCGGGATAGCGATAGAAGAAGGTTTACATGATCCAGGAAAACTACAAGAAAACGAACAATTAATATGGCCAGCTATAGACTATTCAAAGCCAAAAGAAACAGATGGTCAACAAGGACTACATATATTAGAACTAATACAATTTGCTAGAGCAGAATGGACTAGTCAAGCTAATCACGGACTAAGAAAAGATATGGAGGATAAAATTCTTCTATTTCCTAGATTTGATAACTTAACACTTGGTTTGACATTGGCCGATGAAGGACGGGATATACTAACCGCAGATCTTAATCCAGTCTATGATTCATTAAGTGAATGCATATTAGAAATTGAAGAACTCAAAAATGAATTGACAACAATAGTAATGACTCAAACTAGTACCGGCCCAAATTCCAGAGACAGGTGGGATACGCCCGAAGTGAAACTTTCTAGTGGTAAAAGAGGAAGACTAAGAAAAGACCGATATAGTGCTTTAGTTATTGCTAATATGCTAGCTAGACAATTTAACAGAACTTTAAAACCAATGGAATATGATATTATTGGGGCAAATGCCAGAGATGTTGCGAAGCAGAAAGGAAACATGTACAAAGGGCCAGACTGGTTCACAGCATCTGCTAATGATGACGATCTATATTTAGGAATATACAATAAATAAAGTGTAATATATAATACTATTACGATCCCATTACGATTATATTAAATAATATGGCTAAAAAATACCCAAAGAGTGAAACAATACAAAATACGGTCAATAAAGACGAACCAGCATTTATTGCATGGGGCAGTGATGAAGCTTCAAGAATAGATGCTATGAATAAATCGGCCGAATCTTTAACTGAGTACTCTGCAATAGATCGAACAACAGCTAGTCGAAGATATTCATTAGACTATTCTAATTTAGATAGAAATACATCTGGTCGTCCGGGCATGACTAGATCTGATTACTATTATTTTAGACCGGGCGAAGCTGTACCCTTACGAATTAAGCATATTATTCAGAAAGCTGATGATATTTATCAAAGAGTTGGTCTTGTTAAGAACGTTATAGATCTGATGGGCGATTTTGCTTGTCAAGGAGTTAGACTGGTACATAAAAATAAAAGAATAGAAAGATTTTATAGACAGTGGTTTAAAAAAGTGAGAGGTAAGGATCGTAGTGAAAGATTTTTAAATAATCTATATAAAACTGGTAATGTTATTATTAACAGACAAACGGGTAAATTAAGCTTAAAAGTTTCCGATGAGCTCTATAAAGCTGTTTCTAGCCCAGATTTAATTATACAAAATTTAGATAATATCAATGTAGAGAAAAGAGAGATTCCATGGATTTATACTTTTATGGATCCTACTGTTGTAGAAGTTGCTGCCGGACCATTAGCTTCTTTTTCTCAACAAAAACTATATGAGATAATCCTACCAGCTTCATTAAGAAAAAGTATTAACTCTCCCAAAAATAATCTTGAAAAACAAATTGTTGCTACCTTACCCAAGGCTATGCTAGAAGCAGCAAAAACAAAATTAGGATACCCATTAGATCCTGAAAAAACTATAGTCTATCACTATAAAAAAGACGATTGGCAGAGCTGGGCTTTTCCAATGATATATGCAATCATGGATGACATTACCGTTTTAGAAAAACTTAAACTAGCAGATATGTCTGCGTTGGACGGGGCTATATCAAATATTAGAATTTTTAAATTAGGAAGTTTAGAACACAAGATTGCTCCGACCAAAGCAGCCACAGCTAAATTAGCTCAAATTCTTGGCAATAACGTTGGTGGCGGCACGATGGATCTCGTATGGGGACCAGATATCGAACTAATAGAAAGCAAAACTAGTGTTCATCAATTTTTAGGAGAAGGAAAGTATATACCACATTTAAATTCAGTATATGCTGGATTGGGAATTCCTCCTACTTTGACCGGAACATATGGCGCAGCCGGGACAACAAATAATTTCATTAGCCTCAAGACTCTTACACAAAGACTTCAATACGGCAGAGATGTATTAAGTGATTTTTGGGAAAAAGAAATTGCCATTGTTCAGAAAGCTATGGGCTTTAGATATCCTGCTAGAGTAGAATTTGATAGAATGGATTTAAGTAATGAAGATGCTGAGAAAGCACTTTTAATTCAATTAGCAGATAGAAATCTAATCAGCGACGAATTATTACAGAGCCGCTTTGGTGTCGATCCCGATATGGAAAAGAGTAGACTTAATAGAGAATCTAGAGATAGAAAGTCACAAAGAATGGTACGCAAAGCTGGCCCATGGCATGATCCACAATTAGAAAACTCTCTCAAGAAGATAGCTCTACAAGGTGGAACAGTAGCCCCAAGTCAAGTTGGTTTAGAACTAGAAAAAAAGAAGAGCGGAGAGAAGAATGGTTTGGAACTCAAACAAGAATTAGCAATTCCCAAAACTCCTATTGGCACCACATCTCCAGCCGTACAACCACAAACAAACAATAAGCTTCCGGGGCAACCAGGACAGGGTCGTCCTAAAAACTCTACAGATACCGAGCCAAGAAAGACTAAAAAGTTTGCCCCTCAAACAGGAGCCAAGCTTAATCTTTGGGCGTTAGCAACACAAGATAATATTAGTAATATCATTAATCCTATTATTTTAGAATATTTTAATAAGAAAAATTTACGTAGTTTGTCTAATGAAGAAACTAAAGAGTTAGATAAAATTAAAACCAAAGTATTTTTTGGTCTTAATCCATTTGATTCAATTAATCAGTATTCTATAATATCTAAGATAACATCCAATAATGATTCTAATATTTTAGAAGTAATTAATCAGTATAGTGTATGGTTAAGTCAGTTAAAGGCCGAGATCAATAGAGATTTATCCGTAGAAGAAGTTAAACAGGCTAAAGCTTCTTTCTATGTGGCACTAAACTCACAAGAGGTTTAAATTATGAAAATTTTTGCAGCAGAAATAGAAGATGGTCTTGAGCACGAAATAGCCACTTCTGCATCAATCACATATGCATGTCTTGCGGAGCCGGTAGCTGACACTAACGAAAAGCAAAAGATAAAAGAGGTCAAAAGTATTGCATCTATTGAGGACTCTGATTTATACTACGTTCAATCTATTTTAGTTAGTTCTTCTTGGAATAAAAATGATGATATTTTTGACAAGGTAGAAGTATGGAAAGCTAAAAATACCCCAGAAGATAAACCAACTAATTTAGAGCATGATGAAAGTACAATAATCGGACATATAACTGCAAATTGGCCAATCGCAGAAGATGGTAGTCCAATTGATATGGACACATCGTACGACTATCTTCCGGATAAATACCATATTGTAACCGGCTCAGTAATCTACAGAGGTTTCAGCAATCCTGAGCTTAGAGACAGAGCTGAGAATTTGATTGCAGAAATAGAATCTGGCAATAAGTTTGTTAGTATGGAGTGTTTCTTTAAAGGTTTTGATTATGGACTAATTAATAAAAGTACTGGCGAATATAAAATATTACCAAGAAATGATAAAACAGCTCATTTAACAAAACACTTAAGATCTTATGGTGGCGCAGGCGAACATGAAAACTATAAAATTGGTAGAGTACTAAGAGATATTACATTTTCTGGAAAGGGATTTGTTAATAAACCCGCTAATCCAGATAGTATTATTTTTTCCCAAGAATCAATTTTGAACAAAAAAAACACTAATTTAACCGAAACAGGTGTATCTATGAATAAGTCAACTTCCACAGTGGAGAATATCGAAATGAGTTCAGAAACAACAATACAACCAGAAGTAGTTGCAGAAGTGATCGAATCAGTAGTTACAGAAACTGTAGCTCCTGTCGTCGAAACAGAGACTGAAGCTGCAATGAAGAAAAAAGAAGAAATGCTTAAGGAAGAGATGATGAAAAAGAAAGAAGAAGAAACAAAAAAGATGAAGGCTGATTATGAAGAATCAATTGCCAAAGTTGTTTCGGAAAAAGACTCAGTTATCGCTCAAATGAAAACTGAATTAGACACAGCTAATGAAGTAATTGCTGGGTATAAAGCTAAAGAAGCTGAAATGCTCAAGAAAGAAAAGAATATGAAAAGAAAAGCTTCTCTTCTTGGCTGCGGTTTTGACGAAGCAACATCAGAAGCCACAATTGAAAAATTTGACTCTTTAGCTGATGATGCTTTTGATGCCATGACCACTCTTTTTGCTGGAAAAATGCCACCATGGTTGGAAAAGATCAAAAAGGGAGATGATGAAGAAACTGATAAAACAAAAGATGGCAAAAAGAAAGCATCTGTTGAAGAAACAGTAGATTCATCTGCTCTTGAAAATGTTGAAGTAGAAGAGACTGTCAACCTTGGGGTTGGCAGCGATGTTCAGTCATCTGTTGATTCAACACGAGCTGAACTAATTGAATTTGTATGTGCTAGACTAGGCAAAAAAAACTAAATAAGGGAGAATAACATGGCTCTTAAACCAGATCGTATCGAAGTACTAACAGACGTATCCTTCTTCATGAACACAACAGGCGTTAGAGGCGGCGTAGTCTCTGCTGTCACCAGTGGTTCTGGAGTATCGATGGACGATGCTAACGGCGTTGTAGCTTATGCTGCTGTTGCCAGCGGCGCTCTTCCAATTGGTGTTCTATTAAATGATGTTGTTAACTATGATCTAACTCGTCAGCACATTAACTGGCACAAAGACGAGGTTCAGCTTGGTGGTAAGGTAACACTACTAAGAGTTGGTCAGGTAACCACAAACTTGGTTGCTGGTACCCCATCAGCCGGTAGTGGAGCATACGTTGGTGCTAATGGTCTCATTGGTACTAGTTCAACAAACGCAGTTAAGATTGGTTCATTCCTCAGCTCAGTTGATTCTGACGGTTACGCCAAAGTATCAGTCAATATCCAGTAATTATAAAAGGGAGAAAACTCATGTCAGCAGTTAACACAAAAGCATTTAAGCCAACCCCAGAATTAACAGATCTTCTTGTTCGTTCTGGTTCAGCTAATAGAGAGGTTTCTCTAGCAGCCAATGCAGAATTTGCAAAAGCTCTAGAACAACCACTACGTCAGGGACTACTCAGTGGCGATATTCTTGATGGTATCTTCGAGCCAATTCAATTGGCCCAAAGCGCTACTCCAGAATTCCCACTAGACTTTTTAGCTCCGGGTACAGAAAAGGACTTTGTAGCCTATACTGTACCAAATCATGGTTATATTCCAGAGCGTCATGTTGAAGGCGATTACGTCATGGTTCCCACCTATGACATTGGCTCTTCAATCGACTATCTCTTAAAATATGCTCGTGATGCTCGCTGGGACGTTGTTGGTCGTGCAATGGAGGTTCTTGAGGGTTCATTTGTCAAGAAGCTCAATGATGACGGCTGGCATACACTTCTAGCTGCCGGTGTTGATCGCAATATCGTTGTTTATGATAGCGATGCTGCTAGTGGTCAGTTTACAAAGAGACTTGTAAGTCTCATGAAGACAGTTATGCGTCGCAATGGTGGCGGTAACTCCGCTAGTAACAATCGTGGCTTATTAACAGATCTTTATGTTTCTCCAGAAAGCATGGAAGATATCCGTAACTGGGGTATTGATCAAGTTGACGAAACAACTCGTCGTGAGATCTATACCGCTGCTGATGGTACACTCAACCGTGTATTCGGTATCAACCTCCATGATCTTGACGAACTAGGTGAAGGCCAAGAGTATCAGTTGTTCTATACTAGCACTCTCAGTGGCAGTCTACCCGGTAGCAAGAATGAGATTGTCGTTGGTCTTGATCTTCGCAAGAGAGATAGTTTCATTATGCCAGTTCGCCAAGAAGTTCAGATCTTCGAAGACGATACACTACATCGTCAGAAGAGAGCTGG